TGAATTTACACGTTGGGTATTTGCAGGGGGAAGAAAGTTAAAAGGATTAATAAAACGAAGAAATCATGAGCGATTAATGTTTATAGGAGGATAACTTGGCAACAAAGAAAAAATCTAAAAGTAAAGTAAATGAAGCAGGTAACTATACAAAACCTGCACTAAGAAAGAGAATATTTAGTCGTATTAAGGCAGGTAGTAAGGGTGGTGCTAGTGGACAATGGTCAGCAAGAAAAGCTCAAATGTTAGCATCTGCTTATAAAAAGGCAGGAGGAGGGTATAGAGGATAATGGCCCTAAAGAAATCTCAAAGAAGTCTTAAAAACTGGACTAAACAGAAGTGGAGAACAAAATCAGGTAAACCCTCTACTCAAGGTCGAAAAGCTACTGGAGAGAGATACTTACCTTCAGCAGCTATAAAATCTATGAGTTCTGCTGAGTATGCTGCTACTACTAGGAAGAAGAGAAAAGATACCAAGAAAGGTAAGCAATTTTCTAAACAACCTAAAAGAATTGCTAAAAAGACTAAAAGTTATAGGCGTTAGAAAAAAATGACCCTCTAGGATGAAGCAGAGAGGGTCTTAGAGATAGTCTTAGGTAGGTAGTGTCCAGATTATACCTACATCGACTGTAGCATAGCTTAAAATGCTTTATATGGGGTTTAGCCTATTTTTACCACTTAAATGCTTTAATTGAGTCCTTATTATCTACAAGTTCACCAGTAAACCCTGCATCTACTAAACACATGGATTGTGTATCATTTGGTTTAACTATTGATGCTGTCCATGTTTGGGTATCAGTATTCAAATGTATAAAAGTTACATGACCTCTAGCTGATATACCACGAAATATTAACTTTTCTTTGTGACCTTCTACAACAACCCTCTTAAAATCTTGTATACTTCTACACCCCAGTTCTTGGGGTTTTTTTGTTTCTGCATTAACACCAGTAAATACTAATGCTATTGCTACAAATAATAATCCAAATAGTCCTAACTGTGTTCTTACGTTCATAGTATCTCCTATCACACTAAAAATGTTCGTTTTATATGATCTTCTATATATTTTATAGATCTTTTTAAAAAGTCTACATCATCATCAAACCCACCTAAAGCTCTGTTACATTTATGACACAACCAACCTCTAAATGTATCTGTATCATGACAATGATCTAATACCCAAGATCCGTTTTTAGTATTACCTCTACCCTTAACGTGTTCAGCATCTCCATTACATATAGGACATATATATCCTTCTGATGGCATACCATATATTTTTTTTAATTCTTTTCTAACCTTATTAAGTTTAGTACTACAGGATTTACACTCTGCTCTGAGAAAGTTTGCACCAGAGTGTATACCAAATTTACTTAAAGGTAGGTAAGTGTTACATTTAGTGCAGACCTTACCTTCTCCTGCTCCAAGGTCTGCATTCTCACTACAGTCTTCTCCAAATAGATTAAACTGCATTTCTACTAATCCTTTTAAGATTAATAAAGTACCCTTTGTTGTATCCACGTTCCCACTCTTTATATCGAGAAGTTCCGTAGATGTAAGGGTTAATGAAGTTCTCTTGGAACCCCACTAAACCCTCCTTATATATTTTCTTCAGAGGATAAAAATCCCCACTAAAGAACCTTTTTCTTTTAAACGCCACAAACACCTCCTGAGTTAGTGATTTCGCAAATGTCATGTGTCTCAACGTGTTCATCAAACTCTGTTCCTAGTTTATCAACAGCTTCTGAATATGATACTACCGATAGTGGTTGCCCACCTCTGCACCCATCAGGGTATGCTGTAAATCCTCTTAACCTATGAGCATAGGAAGCTAGAGTATTAGAAAAGTCTTTTACTGTATCTTCATTATTATTCTTAGATCCCCAAGAAGGTAGATTAATTGTAGAACTAATGGACATATCAACATAGTCTTGTACATCAGCTTGGAATTTAATCCTTCTCTCATAATCTTCTGCTAGGTCTAGTGCAGATTCAATACTGTCAGGATCTACACCATAAAGATCTATTAACTCTTGTGCTGCTGAGTCTACAACGTATTGATATTTCCAACGAGTACCACCAGTTAGATATCTACGTTTATATGCTACAGCGAATATAGGTTCTATGCCAGAAGAAGTACCACTAAGAATACTAATAGACCCAGTTGGAGCAATAGCACGGTTTGCCACTGGCCTAGATACGGATAATTCATCTGCAAATTCTCTAGAAACTTTATCGCTGATTCCTTTATACACAGATAACCATCTGTGAAGATTTGTGGTAACTTCATATTTCTCTCCCTGTTTAATTAACCACTCATGCATACCCATCAGGCCAAGCCCTAACCTTCTGTTTTTCTCTCTTACTTGATAAACTTTCTGGTAAGGTAACTCAGCCCTCAAAGTGCCACATATTAAAAATTTAGTAGCTAGTTCTACTACATGGGCCAATTCCCATATCGACTCAATACGCCCAAGGTTGATACTGCCCAAATTGCACACATCACTGTCATCAGAGCTACATACTTCAGTACAGGCGTTTCGTAAAGTTTCATTCTCGTTCTCCATAAAGTTAAAGCTAAATCCTGGTTCAGCAGAACGAAGTGCCTGTTTTACATTACTCAAGAACACTTCACCAACATCACCAGTGTTCCAGTAATTTACAAGCCAGTCTGTATCATAGTTTACACTTATATTAGTCATATCAAGAGGGGCGCGAAAGTTAAAGTCTTGCTCTTTGATTTGTTTAAATGTAAAACCTGTAGTACCTACTGGCATTGTATCCCAATCCTTTGCTGTTAAAAAGCTAGGGATATCATTATGCTTCCAGTTTAAGGAAGCGTACATGGCAGATCTACGAGATCCACCCTGCATTACATTGGCTCCAATAGAATTAATCATTTGCATCTTAGGAATAGGACCAGATGCTAATCCACCAGAACCTCCAAGAGAACGTCCTGATTCCCTGTAAGTAGAATAGTCAATGCCTATACCACCACCTGTCATCAGACATGATTCTGCTTTCCAACTAAGGTTAGCCCAATCTTCTCTTGTATCTTCTTCTGCTCCCAATAGAAAGCAGTTATTGTAAAATCTTTTATCTCTTCCTGCATAGTATAAGTATCTACCTCCAGGAACAAACTTGAGATCCGTTATATATTCTTGTAGTTGTTTGCGTTCCTCTTTACGCATTAGGGCTTCTTCACCTGAACGTAAATTACCACAAACATCCTCTACAAGAACTCTAGATAACTGTTCCCAAGTGTCACAACCTGTATGAGAATACTTTAAATTAAAGATGTCTTCTGAAAACTTAGAACGAAACATCGGGTTCATATTAGATTTAAAACTACTCATTTGTTATTTCTACCTCTTCAATAATAATTTCAAAACCCTCAAAGTAATCTTCAAGAACTGTTTTAACATCTTTAGGCAAGGTCTGAAGAAGACCGTCAACCCCATCTACAGGTACATAATGACTGTCTTCTTCTACCTTTACCTTTGCAGTTAAAGTTAAGTTAAACATTACAACCTAAATGAACGATGTAAAACAGTAGCTCTACTAAAACCACTATCTATTCTAGCCTGAGATAGTTTTTTAGCTGCCTCAACCATACTTTTTTCTGCTTCTTTATAAACTATTTGAGCAGCTTCATATGCATCTTGAGCATCATATACATCTTTATACTTTAATTGATTTAATTCCTGTTGCTTAACTTTGATCTCTTCTTCAAGATCTTTAACTAGACTAGCTTCCATAGTTTACTCCTTTCTCAATTAAATCCGACAAGTCGGGTTGTTTATGGTCAGCAGGTTTAACCAACTTACCATCTCCTCTAAAATGACCTTTTTGTACTTTGGTCATATTATTATGATGAACTCGTATAAATGCTTCTGGTAAAAACTTTAACTCTTTATATCGTGAAGCAAACCCAAACACAACATAGAGAACATCACACAATTCTTTAAGTACTTTTTCTGGATTTATTTCAGGTGCATCTAATTCATCTTGAAGTTCTTCTAGCTCCTCTTGAATTAGTTCTTGACATAAATCCATGCGATCAAAATTATTTTTACTTACCTCAGTAATTAAATTACCTCTACTCTGTAACAGAACTCTATCATGTACTGCTGCATTTGTCAAGCGTTTTGTTACTTCATCTTGAAATTCTTCTAGACAACCTAAATAATCTGCTTGTAATTCCAAAGGTATCATTCCTCCTATAGTAAGTTTATCCGCTACACTCTCATTATGTATATAACCATTTAAGTCTTCTGTAAGTGACACCATATTAACCTTCCTTTCTTCTTGGTTTCCTTCCTCTGGCGTGATCTAAAAGATCTTGCACATCTGAGGTATTTTTATAACGACTTAAAGCAACTTCTGATATTAATTTATCTAAATACCACTTAGCTTTTTGTAAGTCTTCTTCAGGTTTACCTTTATAATTAAAACGCCAAAGGTATTTCATTATATTTCCTTTTAAATAATCTTTAAAGTTATCTCCTGTAGTTGCCTTAATTGCATCAATACACTCTACACCGTGTTGATTATAGTGTGGAGGATGA